TGGGTCTAATTTAGGTGGTTGTGCTGGTGGTTGTACAGCTTGTGGTTGAATTTGAGGTTGTGCAACATTTTGTTGTGGAAACTCTTGTTCTAAAGCTGCTTTAGATACATTAACTTTATTTTCTTCAACAGCTATTTTTGCTAAAACATCCTGTGCTTTAGCAACTTTTTCATAATCTTGAATTTCGTGTGCTGATTTTAAAGCAGACATGGCCTGTTGTTTTTGTGACTTAAGCCTATTTTCTGCCTCCATTAGATATGACCTA